TCAAAAAACTCTTGATACATATCATCAGACTTACCCAAAGTTTCAAGAAGTAAAGAATATGCTTCTTGATGGACTGCTTCCATAGCTGCGTAAGCAACTAGCATCATTCTTATTTCTGGTTGTTTAAATGTAGGTAGATAGTGTTTAGCATATCCACAACACACATCAACATCAGCTTGAGTAAAAAACTTAAATATGTTATCTAACAAAAGTCTGTTATCTGGAGATAGTTTCTCCCTATAATCTTTTATATCATCTTGAAGAGGAACCTCATCAGGTAACCAATGCATTTGCTGTTGTCTTTTATAAAACTCAAATGCCCAAGGGTATATAAAAGGTTTGTAATATTCTCTTTCTTCTAATAGCATGTTTATCCCTCACAACTTAGACAATCTGATTGCTCAAAGATTATCTCTCTTTTTATTTTACTAGATACATTGTCTGCTCGAGAAATTGCTTCACTTCTCAAATAGTACAATGTTTTCATATTTTTTGCCCATGCTAACATATGAATATTATGTAAATCTCCTTTATTAACATCAGGCGGAAAGAAAAGATTTACGCTTTGTGATTGACAAATATATTTCTGTCTTTCAGCAGCGTGTTCAATTACCCAAGACTGGTTTATTTCTACAGCAGTCTTAAATACTTCTTTTTCTTCAGGAGTAAGAATATCTAAGTGTTGCACGCTTCCTTTGTTTGCAACTATACTTCTCCAAGTATTATCATCATTTGAGTTTAACTCATTTAATAATTGTTCTAAGAACTTATTTTTATGTAAATGCGAACCAGATTTAGTTTTCTGTGTATAAGCATTTGCACGAAAAGGCTCTATACTTGGACTTGTGTTTCCACATAAGATAGAACTACTTGCATTAGGGGCTACCGCTAGTAGATGTGCATTTCTTACTGAGCAAGTGTCATCATCTGGGCAAGCACCTCGTTCTACTGCAAGTTTCATAGTTTCTTCTCCTGCTTGCATTTTTATGTGAAAGAACATCTCATCATTTACAGCTGCAGCCATAGCTCCCTCAAATGGAAGATTATTTTTCTGCAGGTAGGCATGAAAGCCCATTGCTCCTAACCCAATACTTCTCTCCCGTGAAGCACTATATTTAGCTCTTTCTAGTGAGCTAGGGGCATTTTCTATAAAGTATGTTAATACATTATCTAACATTCTTACTAAATCTGGAATAAATGCTGGAATATCCTTCCACTCATCATAATACTCTAAATTTACGCTTGAAAGACAACATACTGCAGTTCTTTCCTCATTTGTAGCAAGAGTGATTTCAGAACATAAGTTTGAGTGATTTACCCTCAATCCTTTTCTTTTCTGAAAATCTGGTAAATCAGATTGCACAGCATCTTCAAACATAAGATAAGGTTCTCCTGTCTCCATGCGATTCTGCAATAGTTTTACCCATAGTGTTCTTGCTGACACTACTTTTTTAACTTCTCCTGAGTGCGGGTCAATAAGTTCCCAACTATCATCAAAGCCATCTTCTTTAGTGGCTCTGTGAATAATCTCCATAAACTTGTCGGGTATTACTACTCCGTGATGTAAGTTTATGCACTTACGATTTGTGTCTCCGCCTGTAGGTTTTCTTATATCAAGAAACTCCTCTATCTCAGGGTGGCTCATGTGCAGATAAGAAGCATAGCTGCCTCTTCTTGTTATGCCTTGTGAGAAAGCAAGCATCTCTGCATCAACTACTCTCATAAAAGGTATAACTCCTGTACTCTCTGAACCTTTAGATGTTTTTGTACCTTGTGAACGAACATCACTCCAAGTTCCCCCAATACCGCCACCAAATGATGAAAGGTATGCGTTCTCTGTGTAATGTTCTGTAATTCCTTCCCTACTATCATCTACATAGTTGAGGAAGCATGAGATGGGTAGACCCCGCTCAGTCCCTCCATTGGATAATAGAGGTGTTGCAAACATAAACCAATGTTGACTTGCATAATCGTACAATCTTTGTGCATGGTCATCATCATCTGAAAAAGCTCTTGCTGCTCGAGCAAAGGCTTCTTGAGGACTGGTTTCGTCTGCTACCATATATCTATCTTTCAGAGTTGCTATAGCAAACTCATCAAATAAATTATCTCGTCTATAATCAAGCTTCATTTAAAACCCTCGCTAATTCTAAGTCTACGACTCTTGTATTGTTTTCTCCTAGTGCATCATCACAGTAAGTTAATAAATCCATAAGTTCAACATTTAGAAGAAGTTGTTCTCCTGTTTCATTGACAGACTGTATGTATTTATATCTACCCTCTAATGGTAATGCATCATAGATATCAAATATTGTTCCATATTGTTGCATTAGTGCAACAGCCCTTTTTGGACCAACGCCTGGTACTCCAGGAACGTTATCTCCTTTATCGCCTACTAAACATTTGAATGTAATATAATCTTCGATTTCAAAGTCGTAGTGCTCGTCCCAGTTTCCTACTGTTGTCTCTTTACGAGTTACTGTAGAAAACCTAGAAGTTTTTTCGTCAATGAGTAAATCCCAGTCTTTATCCGAAGATACTAACCAGCACTCATCATATCCAAATTTTTCCCTGTGTTTTACTATGTAAGCTGCTATATCATCAGCCTCCACTCCACGAAAGTTGAATACAGGGTAATCTTTATTTTTCAACTCTGTAAGTGTACTATTAAATTCTGCAAGAAACATCTCAAACTCTTTCTTCTCGAGTTCGGTTTGGTCTGCATATTTTTCTGTTCTATTTGCCTTATACTCAGGAAACTTTTCTTTCCTAAAAGTGCTTCCACCGTCTGCAAGAACTACTATAGTTCCTGCGTTATATGACTTAGCTAAGGACTCTACTGTCCTAATATAATCATATTTAAAATCTAACCGACCTTGATGTTTCCACCTAAACGCAATGTTTAGTCCATCAACTATCAGCAAGTTCCCAGTCGGAGCACGGTTCCCAAGGTCTGAGAAGGTAATCGCCATTTGTAAACTCCACTTTTTCTTTTTCTAACCAATTATCTAATAGTATTACATACATACCTAACCAGGCTATATGTATATACCGCTTTGTATTTTTAGGTTTCCTAGTAGTTGCGACATACCACTTTCCGTAGTTTTCTCTAAATATTAGTAAAGGCTCTTGTTCCATATCCTGAGCTTGCCTTACAACTTTACTCCACCATTGAAATAAGTTATTTGACTTTTGTGTAAACAACTTGGCATTGAAACCAACTTCTTTATAGAACTTAACTTCTACACAAAATATATTGTGTTTACCATGAACACGCAAATCTCCTTTTACTTTACCGCTTCCAGAGCCAGGTGTCTGTTCCCATTCTAGTTGTGTTTCTCTTTTTAAAATTTCTATTAACTGTTTTTCAGCTCTTAATCCTTTTTGTCTACTGTTAACCATCTAGTCTACTTATTTCATTTTCCTTAATTACTTCTATTTTTGATAGAAGAGGGTGAGTCCACCCATGAGATACTATGTAGGTATTTAAGTTTTCTTCTCCTAATAATATCTCTACCATTTTTTCTTTTCCAGCTTCATCGAGTACATTTGTAACCTCATCAAGAAATAATACATTTATTCTTGATTTGGATATACTACTCATTAGCTTTCTTATTGCTAACAAAGTAGAAGTATTAACTCTTGCTAGTTCTCCAGCACTCAGAGCCAATATCTCTACTGCTTTGCCATTGTCGTCTATTTCGACATTTAGTTTGTCGTTAGTAACTACAAACTGTAAATTGAATCTACCATCAGATAACTCTGCAAGATACTCATTAGTGAGTTCTTCCAAGTCCTTTACTAGATTTTCTATTTTATATGCAAGTAGTCCATTTGTACTAAATGCTTTCTTTAGAATATCTACACTAGCTAGTCTATCTTTTATTTCGTCTAGCTCTGTGAGTTTTTCTGAGAGTTCTTCTTCAAAATCTTTTATTTGTTCTTGTATTATTTCTAGTCTAGTATTGTGTCTTTCTCTTCTTTCATTTTCTTCAATAACTTCATGAAGTTTATCTCTTTCTTTCTTCATGTTTATTTTTAACATTTGAATCTGACCTTCTAGTTTATAGGCATCATGTACCTCTTTGGGCAGTTCTTCATCAATACTACTAAATAATTCTTTAAATTGTCTTTCTGCTTTTTCTTTTCTTGCTATTGCTCTATTATGTTCTTGTATGGAGTCTATTCTCTCTCTTAACTCCACAATTTTTTCTCTTGCATTTTGCTGTGCTTTATCTTCTTCATCTCTTATGCGCTGTATTAAACTCGCATCTACATCTTGTCCGCAAGTAGGGCATACATCTTCATCTGTGCCTTCAAATATGTCAGCGTGAAGAATAGACTGCCATTTACCTAACTCGGCTTGTTCATTATCATAACTCTCAACTGCTCCTGATACATTATTAAATTCTGTTAAATCTATCTTACCCAGCTCCTCTTTATAATAATTATTTTGATTTATCTTTTTGTTGATTTCAGAGATATTTTTAAAATCGAGTTGTAAAGAACTTAATTCTTCTTCGTCTTTTTCCGAAATTTTTGGTAAATCTAATTTGGGTAATACACTAGGAGCTTCCAAATTGTTGTCATTTAACCACTTTTCGATTGTGTCAACTTTCCCTTGTATGTGAGAAACTTCTCCAGATAAAACTCGTGAGTTTTCTTTAAAAATTTCAAAGTATTTTACATACTTTTCTAGTTGTAGTAAATCAATTAAAAATTTCTTTCTGTTAGTATCAGTAGCTGTTAGGAACTGTAAACTTGTATTGGTATTTTGATATACAATCTGAGTAAAAGTTTTAAAATCTAATCCGAGTATTTCTTCTACACTTTTGTAAGTATTAGTTGCTGTATGGCTAGAAATATCTTCTCCATTTTTATACAGCTTGCATTTAATTGATGCTTTACGAATTACATCAATTTTATACTCATCTTCATTTACATCAAAATCAAGAGTAATATTGTACCCTTTATTATGTATTCTATTTGCAATATCTGCTTTCTTAATACCTTTTGAATTTTTATTAAATAATACTTCTTCTAGTATTAAAGGTATTGAGGACTTTCCTGCCCCGTTTGTTCCTACAAGCTGAGTTACTGTGCTGTCTGCTAGGTCAAGAACATTTCCTTCACCATAACTAAAGCAGTTATCCCACGCTAATCTCTTTAGAGTAATCACTAAACACTCCTAATATCTTTTTAGTTTTTTGTTCTTCTAGTTCTAATATATAACTCAAATACTCGTTTAATTCTTCTTCTATGGTCATTTCATTTCCGAGCATAAGAGTTGCTTCTGTTTTCCTTTTTATTACTTTCTTATCAAGTAATTCTGAGTTTGCAACTCCAGTTAAATCGGCAACATCTCCCTCAATCTCATATATAGTGTGGTGCCAATCTGTCTGTATCATATCTTTAGGATTTGTTACAGTTTTTCTTATAAGTTGTGGTAAGTCAAATGCAAACCACTCCCAAGTCCAATCATCTTGTATTACTATAAATCCTGTTTCTACTTCGTTCCTATGAAAACTTGTAGTCATTGGACTACCAGGATATACTATGTTTCGTTGCGTATTGCTGTGCGCGTGTAAGTCTCCTGCAAATACTGTTTTAAACCTATCAAATCTACTAAGGTCTACTTCAGGGACTACATGAGGAGGAATCTCTCCCCTTACATGAGTAAATATATAATCTACATCATCTATATCTTCTATGCTTCCTTTCTTATGTAAGTCAGCATATGGTAAGATTGCCCAATCTTGATGATAATAAGTTTCATCTATAACTGTAACCAAAGGATTAATCTCAGAGGTTACTCTTTTAAGATTAGAAAAGAAAGTAGTATTCTTTTTAGTAGCCTCATGGTTACCGTCAAAAATAATTGTAGGAATACTACAGTCTTTTACAAAATCAAAATACAAAGTTAGTTCGTCCATAGAGGGGACTCGGTCAAACAAATCCCCACCTATGATATGCATACTACAATTATGTGTGAAGATGGCATCTTCAACTTGTTGAAAAAATAACTTATATCTAGTACAAGCCCAAGATATTGGAACATTCTTTTGCCCCAACTTAATATGCCAATCTGCAGTAAATAGTATCATGCTACGAAGTCTTCTCCATCTGTCCACTCACAGCCAGTTAGTCCACCAGCTTGTAAAGCGTGTAAGGTTCTTTTTATTTCTGTTGCACTTCTTCCTGTATCTAGTGCATTTACTGATACATGTTGGATTGTTTGATTAGGGTCAACTATATATGTTGCTCTAAGGCAAACATGCTCTCTTTGGTGTACTATACCAAGCTTGTTTGCAAGAACTAATCCACAGTCCGCAGCTAGAGTATGCTTTATGTTTCTGATTTGCCCTACGGCTTCTTTCCACATAAGTTTGCAGTACTCATTGTCTCCACTAACACCGATTACATCTGCATCTTCTACTAGTGAATCCATTGCTGCTATTTCAGTCGGACATATGAAGGTAAAGTCTTTTGGATAAAAGTACACTACACTCCATTGTCTTTGACTTAAAAAATCTATATCTCCTATGATATTATCTGCATCTACACCCGTTAGATGAAAATTAGGAAATTTTTCTCCTACTCCAATCATTAGACATCAAACTCGTCATTGATTGTTTCGTCGGGCTGATTGCTAGCCCCTTCTCTTAATCTATCGAGAAGCTCTTTTTGAGCGTCTGGAGTAGGTCTTGGTAAGACTTCGTCCATAGACTTAAGGTCTGCTATTAACTCTTGTTCATCCTCTGTGAGAGCTCTTGGTTTGCAC